CCACCCGCTGCGCCGCCTGGGTGCTGCGGATCGCGTAGCGCCCGATGGCACTCTTGCTGATTTCATAGCCCTCCTCCTTCAGCCACGCGGAGAGCTCTTCGTAGGTGTTGGCCGTGTCGGTGAGCTTCAGGTCGAGCCGCCCCTTGATATCATCCGGGAGGCGGTCAATGGTGGAGCTCACCCGCGTCCGGCGCCGTTCTGTCTTAGACATCGACGCCCGGATCCTCGATGGTGCCCTCCACCAGATCCACGCCCTTTTTCGTCAGTTGGACGACGCCGTCCTTCCGGTAGACGTTATAGGCGTTGACGCGCTTGCCGCTGAATTCGATGTAACCGCCGTCTGCCAGATAGTCCAGATACTTGGAGATATCCGGTGAGAAGATCATCCCGTCCGCGACGAGCGCGTTGGTGAGCTGCCGTACCAGGAGCGCGTTCTGGTTGCCTCGCGCCAGGGCCCGGATGATGTAGCCCCGGATCGCCTTGTTTTTGGCGACCTCCTGCTCGGTGATGTCGTCCAGGATTGCCATGCATTATCCTCCCTTCTTCTCGGCCAGACTGCCGATGATTTTGTCCAGCTTCCCGTCCACGTTGTTCATGCTCCGGATGAAGTCCTCCCGCAGCACGTACACCAGGGGCAGGTCGCTCTTGAGGTCGCTGATCTGCTGGGTCAGCTCCTTGTAGTTGGCGGCGTGCCGCTTGTCCACCTCCGCCAGCTTTTGGGCGTTCCGCTCATCCGCCTTGCGGAAGTCGTTGAGCGTCTGCTTCACAAAGTAGGTCAGCGCCCCCACCACCAGCGTACACAGCAGGGAGGCCGCCGCGCCGATCAGCGCGGTGATCTGAGCCATTTCCACGACGGCCCCTCCTTACTGCGTTCCGCCCGCGGCCGGCAGCTCCACACCCTCCGTCAGCTCTCCGGAGAGGGTGATATACGGGTCCGCCTGCTTCACTTTCAGCACCGCGTCCTCGATAACGGCGGTGAGGTATTTGTCAAAGCTGCCCAGGTTGTCGGTGATGACCTGCTGCGCCTGCGGGCTGATTGCCGCCTTCACCTCGTCAAAGACCTGCTTGCCCAGCGCCGCCAGCTCCTCCGGCTTCGCCTTCCCGCTTTTGACCGCGTCCCGCAGCGCCTTTGCCGTGGTCTGCTCCATCGCGCCCACCGAAACCGTCGCAAGGTTCACAACGTCGTCCAGCGCGTCCTCCAGCACCTTCCGGCCCGCCTCGTCCTTGATCTGCGCCGTCTGCTCCTTCAGCTTCGCGGCGCCCAGGCGGATGAAATACACCCCGTAAGCGCCGGCCAGCGCGATCACGGCCAGCACCACGTTCAGCAGGGCGTCGCTCGCCGCGTTGATGATGACATCCATGTCCATGTGTCTCTGCCTCCTCTGTGCAAAAAAATAAGACTACAAGCGGAGCTTGTAGTCTTAGGATAATGGATGTTTTGTGAAATGTCCTTATGAAGCATTTCAGAGATTTATTTCTAAGAAAAGGTGTCTTCATCCTCATCGAAGAGATTGATCTGTCCCTCTGGATACCCGGGACCGCAGATCATGCGGACGATCCGGTCCGTCACATTGTACTTCTTCGCCAGCTCCAAATAGTTGCACCCGTTGAACTCCTCCCGGATGTGCCGGTTCCGGACGGGCCGGATCAGGGTTTCCGCCTTTGGAATATAAGTGGTCCCGCCCCCGACGATCCGCAGCACCGTGTAAAGGTTTTCCACCCCGATCTGTTCAGCTACTTGTTTCCAGGGTCCGTCCGGGATCTCCTCCAGCTTCAGCTCCTTGATAAATGTGTCCATGCCTCCGGCCTCCTTTCCGCCCTGTCTCTCAGCCGGCGGGATTCTCGCCGGCCGTCCGCATCCAGGCGAGCAGCTTCCCCATGATCCCGACGGCCTCGCCCACGGTCATGTCTCGGCCGAACCGCCCGGCCCAGGTCTCCGGAGAGTCCAGGATGCCCGCCTCCGCCAGCGCCTCCAGGCCGTCCTTCTGGTACTGCGGATAGCCCGCCACGAGTTTCGCCCAGGCCGGCTCAGGCGTCCCGGCAGCGGGGGAGGACGGGTCCTCAGTACGGAGGATCTGCTCCAGCAGCGCCGTGACCTTCTCGCCGTACCCCTTGCCGGGGACCGCCCAGCCCTTCCCGTTGGGGTTGTCCGCCGCGCCCAGCCATTCCACGTATGGAGCCGAGCCGCGGGACACCAGGGAGAAGCGCGGGTCTACACACGCCTTTGTCAGCGCCTCCGTGGACGCGTATGCCTTGAGGTGCTGGATCTGCGCCCGGACGCCCGTGCGAGGGTCCGGGAAGCTGGCTGCCTGCCCTGTGGCGTTGCCGTTGAGCGCCCCGATGCCCGCGAAGTTGTTCATCTCCGGCATCACGATGCCGCCGTATTTGAAATAGCCCGTCTCGTGCAGGCTCTGGGCGAAGGCCACGTCGCCACGGACGCCTTCGGCCTTGCCTTCCTCCAGGAACATCTCCGCCAGTTCCTCCAGGCTGCACGCCGTCAGCTTCGGCGCCGGGTTTTTGCTCCGGCAGAAGAGGGCCATTTGTCCGGCTGTCGCCTGGGCCTCGCCCATGATCGCGGTCCTGCCCTCCGCGCCGAACGTGACGCCGTAGTGCTCCGCCAGCAGCTCCGCCTCCGCGTCCGCCAGCTTCTCCAGGTTCCCGTCCTGGGAAAGCCACTTCGCCGCGGCGGTGTTGGTGTGGAAGCTGTGCTCGATCAGCAGGTACAGCGGCGTGCCCACCGCCCGGGCGCCCCGCAGGACGCCGTAATATTCGCCGCCGGAGCTGTTCTTCCGGGTGGCCGTCCGCCCTGCCTGCTTCGTGCCCATGAGCGTCCCGATCTTCCGTGCGATCTGGAGCGCCACAGCGTCCGCGTTGTTCAGGTTGTCGTGGGCCCGGTAGACCACCGGATAGTCCACGCTCTCCGTCCCGCAGGCGTTGGAGTGCAGGCTCAGGAACACGTCGCACCCCTTGGACGCCGTGCCCCGGTCATACACGTCCATCTTTGTGTCGATGGTCTTCCGGGTCGTAACGACCTCGAAGCCCCGTGCCTCCAGCGCCGCCTTCAGCTTCAGGTGCAGCGTCCAGACCATCGCGCTTTCATAGTAGGTCTTCACGACCGGGCTCTGATTGTACTTGCTGCCCACGTGCCCCGCGTCCAGGCACACCTTGACCTTATTGCTCATGATCTGCTCCTTCCTCTTCGTCGGCGTGGAAGATAGGCTCCCCGTCGGCCTCGTTGATCTCCTGTCCCGGCTCCAGCGCCGGGTTGGCTGCCTGCGCGGTCTCCTTCAATTCTTTCATGCTGCTGTTCCTCCTAGATATCAAATTTGAACTGCTCCGGCGCCTCCGCCGTCACAGATACTACCCGAAAATCTCCCAGACCCTCCAGCGCCATGGCCGCAGCCTCTTTGAGGCCCTGGAGGTCTGTGTCCGGGATATCCGCTTTCAAAATGATCGTCACCATATTGCTTACAAATTCCACACAGGGAGGACGACCTCGTCGGCCAGCTCCCCAATCGTGTACTTGCTGCGCCCCTCGGCTTCCAGCTTGCGGAGGAACTTGTTGTACTCCACCGCCAGCTTGAGGGCCTTGTAGACGCCTACCTGCTCTGGTGTGACTGTCGGAAGCTCCGGCCCCGCTATGAACTCCACCGCCCGAAGAAGGGAGACCTCCGCCCGGATCGGGTCGCTCTTGAGGAACGCCTCCCACTCCGCCCAGGTCTCCCGGGCGAACTTTTTGCGGTTGAGGCGGGGCTTGTCAGGCGGGAGGACACCCTGCGCCTGCAACCGCTTCTTGGCCGCCGCTCTCTCAGCCTTCTCACGCTGTGTGAGGCGCTTCTTCTTTGTCGCCATATCCTCGCCCCCTAACTGGCAAACGGGCCCTTCCTGGGCTCCTGGGCGGCTTTCTGCTGCGCCACGAGTTCGCGCATGTGCTCCGCCGTCTCCGTCTGCTGCCGGAGGCATACGGCGGAGGTGAGGGCCTGGGCCGCATGGAGGAGCTCGAGGAGCGGCATCCCGAGCAGCGTTTCACGCTCCTCGCCGCTGGTGTCCACGCCCAGGAACCGCCGCGCCCGGATGATCTCGTTCACTGCCAGCACCCCGGCCAGCTGCTCTACAGCTCCGGCAAACTGCCCCGCCCTCCGTGCTCCTTCCCTCATGTCTCCGCCTCCGGCCAGCCGTCCGGCCCGAGGGAGGCGTAACCCAGCCGCGCCCGGTACACATTCGCCGCCCGGATGACCTGGGCGAAGGCGGCGTCGCTTGCCAGCTTCTCCCCGAACCGATCCAGGAGCGAGCCGGACAGGTTGAGACCCGTTGCCCGGGTGATGTGCCCCACGGCCTCGGTGTCGATCTCCGTGAGCCGTCGCGTCACTTCCTCCGGGAGTTTCTCATAGTAGGCCCGGAAAAAGGCGAGTCCCATCCCGCCACACGCCCCGCGCCGGATCTCGTCCTGTGTCAGCTTGACCCCTTGCAGCGCGTCCAGGATCTCCGCGTCGGTCTCCGCCTTCTGTACAGGTTCGTCAAAACTGTTCACGGCTGCGCCTCCTCCCGCCGTCCCCGGGCGTGGATCGCTTTCAGGGCCTCGATCAGCTTTCCGCACTGCGCCGGCCCCAGCCATTCGATCCGCTCCACCTTGAACATCCTCCGGGCCAGCCCGTTCACCTGAGCTTCGCTCCAGCCCAGGTCCCGCATCTCCTTGTACAGCTTTCGCCGCTGTTCCACCGTCCGGGGGTCTCCGCCCTCGTCCGTCCGCTTCCGGCCCGCGCTCTGCCGGGCGCTGTCCTTCATCTCCTGCAGCGCCCGGATCACACGGGAGAGCTCTCCCGCCGTCAGCTTCCGCAGGCTCTCCTTACCTGTCTCCCGGTAGACCACCGCGTAGAGGTCTTCGTCCTCCAGCCGCAGCTCCGGGGACTTGGCGATCCCCCAGACCGTGCGGATGGAGGGGGGCTTCCGCTCCGCGCTCATTCCCGCCATACTGCCGCTCCCTTCCTCATTGTCCAGCCTTGATCTGCTCCAACTTCTCCAGGTTGACCTCGTAGCCGAACTCGTCCTTCTGCTTCCACACGGCGCCCACTGCGTTCACCGTGTCCTCGCCGTACTTCTTCAGCGCGTCTTTGCTGATCTTCTCCTCCACCACGATGCAGTCCGTCATCTGCCGCGCCTTCAGCCGCCGGATGATCTCCGCCAGCTTCTCCTTCGCCTTGGGCAGGGAGACCGACGTGGAGAGCCGGAAGCCCACCTCCCCGAAGGTGAGGGTCATGGTCTTCGTCTTGCCCATGTCCGTGCGGTGCTCGGACACGAACTCCTTCAGCTCATGCTCCAGCCGCGCGATGGCGTCCTTGTACGGCTTGCTCTGGTCCTCCGCCACCTTCTTCGCCCCCACGATCTGCTTCTGCATATCGCTTTCGATGTCGCCCAGGGCGATCTGTGCCTCCGCGATCTGCCGCAGGGCGTCGTTTACATCCTCCCAGCTTTTGAGGCTCTGCGCTTCAATAACCCGTTTCCTTGCCATGTGATCCATGCTCCTTTCTTGCGTTTGCTTCTGCGTCCACGATAGCGGGCGACGTCCGGCGCCGTCCCGCTGTCATAGAGGACATACTCTTTTGTTGCCAGCAGCCACACCCCCAGCGGGGCCAGCAGCACGGCCGCCGTGATGTCCCGCTCCTCCGGGGTGCTTCCTATCCAGGCCAGGGCCGCCATGGCCGCTGAGATCGCCAGCAGCCCCGCACCCATAAGCCTCTGCTTTCTCATGTTCATTGTCCCGGCCTCCCGTCACAGCATCATCATCGCCGACGCCTGCTGGATGATCTTCGGCGTGATCGTCGCCGTCTGTGTCTCTGCCAGGATGCGCTGCGCGTTGGAAAGCGTCCGGTCCAGCAGGCGGAAGCATCCTGTCTGCGGATTGCAGGCCCGGGATTTCAGCTCCACCATCGCCTCCGGCGTCACATCCAGGTCGGACACATATCCCTCCACCTCGGACGGCGACAGGCCGCCCAGCTGCGTGTAGAAGTCCACCCGGTTCGCCATCCGTGTGAGGTAGGTCTTGATCGCCGCCTCCAGCTTCGGCTCCCCGGCGATCACCAGACCCACGTCGCTCTGGTCGAAGATCCCCCGAAGCACCTCCATCTTCTTCTGCGTGTACTTGCTCACCAGCTTGTCCGCCTCGTCGATAATGAGCAGATACCCGCGGTTCGCGTTGAAAAATTCCCGAATCCCGTTCACCCGCTTCCAGATGGTCCCGTACCCGCTGGGGATTCCCACTCTCCGCTCGATGGCCTCCACCAGATCCCGGCTGCTCATGGTATCGTCGCATTCGATGTACGCCACACGCCCCAGCTTCGCGTACTGCCGCAGGGCGTAGGTCTTGCCGAACCCGCTCTTCGCCACCACGATCCCCAGCCCTGTGTACTCCTGGCAGCTCTGGCACACGCCCAGGATGGACCGGGCGTCCTTGCTCTCGTAGAAGCTGGGCCGCTTCCCGCTCCGAACCACGACAGCCGGAGCCTCCACTGTCTCCCCGGTGTGCGCCGCCAGAAACTCCGCCAGCTTCTCCTCCATCGTACTCGCGCAGGCGTCATATTTCCCGCTCAGATACCGGCTGACCGATGTGCGGCTGTAGCCGATCTCCTTGGAGATGGCCGCGATGCTGCTCTTCTGCTCCAGAATGTACTGATTGATCCGCTCCGCCAGCGCATGATTCACGCGCCCGGTCTGCTCTCTGCCTTCCATATTGCTCCTCCTGTCATTCGTTCATGGCTTTCAGCCGTTTCAGTGCCGCCCCGGCCTTCGCGTCCAGAAACGCGCCGCCGCTGCCGCCAGCCTTCTGCTTCTTCGGGGTGATCGTCCCGCGGAACTCCTTGTCCACCGGCAGGCTCACAACCTTCGGCCGCGCCGTGTGGCCGATCGTCAGGTCCAGTTTGCCGGCCGTGGCCTGCGGCCCGCACAGCCCCCGCGCCTCCGGTGGGGTCTGCATCTCTTCCAGAAACTCCCGGGTCCCGCGCAGCTGCCGCTTTTTCCGCTTGTGCAGCGCCTCCAGCGCCTCCTCGGATACACGGTCTCCAAACTCCAGCAGCTCCGCCGTCCGCGCCTCGCAGATCCGCCGGCCTTCCTTGTCGTACACGTACAGCCGCGTCACATCCTCCGGATCCCAGCGGATGTTCACCCACTTGTCTACATAGTGGCACAGCTCGTCCGCCGTATAGAGCAGGTTGTTCCGCTGGATGCCCTGGCTACGCACCTTCGCGCGCCCCGGCTTCATCAGCAGCATCAGGGCGTACTCCCGGGGCGGCACGGCCTTTTCATAATGCGGAGCGTGTTCCCACAGCTCCGCCGGCTTGGTCCATCGCTCTCCCGCCGCCTTCAGCCCCTGGTGCTCATGTCTGTCATACCATGTCTCCAGGAACTCCACCAGCAGGTCATAGAACTCCTCCAGCGTCAGCAGCTCGCCCCGCTCCAGCATCCCGTCGATATCCTTCTTCCGCTTCGCGTCCGTCCGGCTCCCCGTCAGGGTCCCCGTGTACGCCTTGAATTTCCGGGAATACCGCTTGCAGAACGTTCCGAACGCCCGCTCGATCAGCTTGTCCCAGGGCTGGAAGGGGAGGGAGCGGGACCAGTCCTTCGCCCCCATTGCCAGATAGAAGCCCTTCATCTCCGCGTCCATGGCCGCCCGGTCCATGGCCCGGATGCTCCGGTCCTGCCCCAGCGTCTCCAGGTTGGCGAAGTCCTTGCCGTTGTCCGTGTGTACATGCTTGGGGACTGCGCCCCCGTCGTAACACGCCTTGATGAACGACTCCTTCACGATCTGCGTGTTGGAGTGCTCGCACAGGATCGGGCCCAGCAGCCGCCGCGTCTTCATGTCCTCCCAGGCTACCAGCACCGGCCGGATGGCTTTCTGCTTCCCGTTGGGCGTCGTGTACGATACCCATACGTCGAACGTGTGCGCGTCCGCCACCAGATACTCCATCACCTCCAGCGTGCTGCTGTCCCGCTTGCCCTTGACTTCCTTCTTGTTCTTCCACTCCCGCAGCCCGTTCGCCGCCAGATACCGGGCGCTCTCCGCCGCGGGCAGCTCCATCAGGTGCCGCACATATCGCCCCACCGTCTTACAGCTCGGCACGCTTTCCCAGCCGCGGGCCGCGCCCTGCTGCTGGAACGCCTCGTACAGCATCTCCACCGTGCATCCGTTGTCCGCGAAGTCCCGGTCGAACCAGATGTTCTGGATGATGGCTTTCTGCTCCTCCGTCAGGCTGGGGAACGTGGCCTTCTCCCGGGGCTTCCGGCACAGCGCCAGCGCCCGGAAGTAGTCCCGGCCGTGCCCGTCCTCCGCTTCCAGCCGCCGCGCCCAGACGCCGGCCTCCTGCACGCTCTGCGTATAGCGGTACAGGGTTTGCGGGCTCACGCCCAGTCCCACCGCCAGCCGCTCCGCATATCCCGTCCGGTCCGGCCCGGTGTAGTCCAGGAAGTCCTGCACCCGCCGCGCCAGCTCTACCGCCTCGTAGTACGCCCGCTTGTGCTGCTCGATGTAGCTGCCCAGATCCGCTTCCACGTACCAGGGCGCCGTCTTTCCAGCCTCCTCCGGCTCCGCCATGGCCCGGATCTGCGCCCGGTAGGCCCGCCGCCCCTTCTGGCTCAGGCTCGCCGTGGACAGGAGCACAAGCTCCTTCCCGCCGCCCTCCCGAGCCTCCGTCCGCGTCTTGTACCGCATGGGATTGCGCTTCATCCTTTGGATAAGTGTATTGTACTTAATTCCCTCAAAGCGGGCGGCTTCTTCCAATGTGATGTATGTCTCCTGCACCTGTCTCACCCCTTGCCGTCAGGCCGCCGTGGTCTTCCCGACCTGCTTCTGGTCCAGCTCCAGCACCCGCGCGATGGCCTCGATGTACCGCTTCCCGGACCGTGTCCCGTTCAAAATGTAGCTCAGATACTGCGGGCTGATCCCCACTGCCGCCGCCAGCGCCCTCCGTGTCATGTCCCGGTCGATCAGCGCCTTGCTTACCAGCCGCCCGAAGGGGGTGAGCCGCTTGTTCTGTTGTCTCATGTCTCTCCTCCTGCCCGGGCGCCCGGGCCTCTCTTTCTCATTTTCCTTGTCCCTGCCGTGCCCTTTTCATCCCCGCTCCCGTCCTGTATAATGGAGCCAGGGCCTGCCGGCCTGGAGAGGGGGTGACTGTGATGGGGGATTTCAAGCTGAGATCCGGCAACGATTTTGCCGATGCTGTGCTTGAGAAGCGGCTCACAAACTCCCCGGAATTTTGGGCGCTCGTTGATTTTCTCGCTGAGAATGGCATTCTCGACCGTGAGAAATTCAAGGAGTTCCTGCTTTGCCGTCTTGAGGAGTATGTGGACATTGTGACCCAGGTTCATGTCGAGCAAGCCGATTGAGGATCTGCTTGGTTTCGCGCTGGGTCCGCCTCTCCATTCGCAGGTACTCGGCGAGGTTGGGGTGCAGCCCTTCCTCGCCCGGGGTCGTCCGCTTGTCGGACGGCCCCTTTTCTTTTGGCGGCTCTCCTGCGGTCAGCCACGCCAGCCAGCAGGCCCGGCAGGAGAGCTGGTCGCAGTTGCCGGGGGTGACGGGAGGGCAGTGCTCGGAGATGATGCCCGCGATCTCGTCCGCCGTGGTGTCAGAGGTCCTCAGCAGCTCTAGTCCAGTCATAATGCGCCCCCTCCAGTACACACTCCGCGATATTTGCGGACCGCGTAGTTCTCCATGAACATCTCCTTCAGTTCGGACACCCGCTCCCGCAACGCCTTCCGCAGGTACAGTGCCGGGGCGCCGTCCTCATCCAGCCCGTCCAGCGCCGTGTCCAGCTCCTGGGCTGCGCGGAAGATGTTGCGGTAGACCCGGCAGTCATTGTCAGGGCAGTCCCGCTCCAGTGCCAGCCCCAGACGGTACGCGGCCCGCACGGGCGGGGCGCCCCGCAGGGCCGGGTCCAGGTGCCGGAAGGTGTCCCGCGGCTCTGCGGCGGTTTCTTGGAAATGATTCTGAGGCGGCCCGAATGCGGGGCAGCTCCCGCACACGGCGTCCAGCTCCTCCTGATCCCGGGCCTCCTGGGGCGCCGGGCACACGTGGTCGCAGATGTGCGACTGCACCTCCTCCGGCTCCAGCAGGCCCAGGTCCCGAAGCGCGGCCTTGTAGCCGTACAGCTCGTGCGCCGCCGTCCGTGCGTCCACATCCCTGCAGCCGTGCGCCGCCTGCTTCTGCAGGCTCTTCTCAAAGCCGGCGATCATCAGCTGCGGGTCCACTTCCTCCTCCGTTGTCTCGTCTGCGGTCTCCACGATGAGCGTGCAGACCGGCGGATCGCCGCTGTAATCCTGCTCCGACTCCAGGCCCCGGGCCTGCTCCACGGCCGCCTCCAGCGTGTCGGCGTCCTCGTATTCCATCGCCCCCAGGTCCGTGTCGATGCATCCCGTGTACAGTTCTGCGTCAATGACGCCGAAGCTGCCCAGCTGAGGGTATCCCTGTTTCTCCCGGTCGTTGAACCGGACCACCAGATACCCGTTGATCTTCTTGACCTTTCTCATGCTCCTGTGCCTTCCTTTCTTCGTGCCCTGCCATCTTCAGACCGGGGGAGGGCTCCCCCCGATGACGCCCCGGAGGGCGTTTCGGCTGATATGTGAGGTTTCTTTCAGCCCACCCCGGCCGGGATCACCCGGACCCGGTCCGTGTGCTTGTGCAGGATCACCAGCTCCCCGCTGGGCTTCTCCCGCACGATCAGCCAGTTCTCCGGCGAGAGGCCCACCCGTCCCAGCCGGATCTTCTGCTTCCTGGTCGGCTTCTTTCCGTGTCTCATGCCTGCCTCCTCTTCCCGCGTCATGGGGCGTGAGCCAGCGGCGGAGCTGTGTATGGTTTCTAAGCTCTGCCGCCGCTGGCGGCCGGGGTCAGCACGAGGTCAGGGCGGCGCCCTTCACCTCGTACTTCTGCCCGCCGATCAGCACGTAGGCGGTCATGTTCGTCCCGCCGTCGGGCAGGGCCTCGTTGACGGCGTTGTCCAGTACGCCCGCCGTCACATGGACCTTTTCCATGCTCCCGGTTCCGGTGTCCAGCAGGCCGTAGCCTTCCGCCTCCTCCGGCGTCTCGCCGGTGTGCGTCGCCAGAAGCTCCTCCGGCGTGAACAGGTTCTTTGCCGGGTTCAGCCGGATATCGGAGCCGGCGTCCTCCAGCGCGCGATTGGTCTCTCCCAGGGGGGTCTTCCCGCTGGTGTAGTCCAGCAGGATCTTGGTGATCTTATCCATTGGTGCGTCTCCTTTTCTAAAAACGCCCCGCCGCTGGCTCACGCCCCATGACGCTTGTATGTACTTGTTCCCGCGCTTCTGCGCTTGATCTGCTGCTTTTCATCCGGCGGAAGGTGTGATAGAGTAAAAGCGGGCGGCGAGGGCTGCCTAAA